AAGAAGAACTTCACTAAGGACGCTTCGTTCCGTATATAATCGTGGAATTGGTGCGTATAGAACGAATCCAGGAAGTGTTAGACCAACAGTTAAATCTAAAGAGCAATGGGCATTAGCTAGAGTTAACAGCTTTTTATATGCTCTTAGAAATGGCAGATTCCGTAGTGGCAAACATGATAATGATTTGTTCCCAGCAGGACATCCATTATCATCCAAGAAAAACAATAGTAGATTCCTTGACGAAGTGAAATTAATTATCCAAGAACAAAGAGATTTGTTAAAGGAGTTTATTTCTAAAAAACTTTCTAGAAATGAATTAACAATTTCTTTCATAAAGTCGGGAATCGATTTAAAGAAGAAACAGCTTCTGAAAGATACAATTAAAGAAGAAGTTACAAAAGAATATGATGACCAACAAAAACAATGTGAAGATATCAAGATTGATGCTGTAGTAGATAAGTTCTTATTTGATAAGAACAACCAAGTACAAATGCTTCTCCTTGATAGTGTTCAGAATGACTATGCAGCATCAGATATCTTCAATTACATTGATGATATATATGAGGAAAATGAAAACATAGAAGAATTTTTAGTAAGTTATGAATGTTAACTCATACCAGGTGAACTCTGCTCTTGTAGCAAAAAAACTTTTTAATATAACTTTAACTTCTTTAAGATGTTGCAATTGTAATAAATTACTGGCAAAATACAATACAAAGGGACTTAATGTTCTTGAAATAAAATGTCCGAGATGTCGGACTATAAACGAGGTGTAATATGCCAGGAAAACATGGTAAAGACAAAGAGAAAGACATGGGAGCGCATTTAGACAAAGAAAAAGAAATGGGCGCACATGATAAAGAAAAGGACGAAGAAATGAATCAAGGTCCAGGGTTGCCACCAAGAGAAAGAGAACAAATGATGGCAAAACAAGATTTGTATACCACAGCAGAAAAAGCTATGGCGAAAGCAAAAGAAATGGGCATTGAAGGATTTCATGAACATATACACATTCTTGATGATGAAGAAATGAAAGTTTATATGCCTGGCGAAACACATGAGCAATATATGGAAGCAAAAAGAAAGATGATGGAAGCTCATGAAGATAAAGAAGAAGATATGGGTATGGGTCTTAAAAAAGAAGAAGACATGAGAATTACACCTAGAGACGTACATACTGATAAGCCAATGAAAAGACCTGAAGACACACCTTTGTATTCTCAATCAGATTGTGATTGCGAAGAAAACAAAAGTGTTTGTGATTGTGAACAACAAAAAAATAATTCTTTAGAACAAACTTTTAACATCAATGGTGTAGAAATTTTTTCAGAAGGCGTTTGGAATGGTGATAAATATGGAGCAGAAGATTTAAACTCCATGATAGAAAATTTTGAAGAAACAGGATTCCAACCACCATTAAAGCTAGGACATAACGAAGCACAACCAGAAATGAAAGATGGTCAACCAGCTTTAGGTTATGTAGACAAAATTTATAAAGAAGGTAGTAAGCTCTTAGCTGACTTCAAAGAAATACCTAAAAAGGTATATGAAGCTATGAAAAGAGGTAATTACAAAAGAGTTAGTTCCGAAATATTCTGGAACTATAAAAATAATGGCAAGGTACTCGATAGAGTTCTGAAAGCTGTTGCTTTGCTTGGAGCAGAAGTTCCTGCTGTAACTAATCTGGAATCGATTACAGGATTGTATAGCAAATCTAATGCCGAGCTAAAAATCTATGACAAGGGGGTCGAATTAGTGGAAACATCAAAAGACTACTCACTAGAGGTAGCTAATTTAAAAGAGAAACTTGCAAAAGTTGAATCTGAAAAAGAAGCTGCTGTTTCTGAATTGAATCAGAAAAATGAAGAGATTAAGTCTGAGTCTATTGCACAATTTATTAACGAAGCAAAAGCACAGGGCAAAGTATTACCAGTTTTCGAAGAAGAACTTAAAGCACTTATGTCACACACATCAGATGAAAAAATATACAAGTACACACAAGATGAGAAAGAAGTTGAACTATCTCAATTTGAACTTGTTAAAAAAATATTCTCTTCTATGCCAAAACTTGTAGAGTTATCAGAAGTTTCTGAAGAAGGCGAATTACCAGAAGGTTATACCAATGCTGGTGAAGAAGCTGACAGAAGAGCTAAGGTATATTTACAAAAAGGCAAAGCTGAAACTTACAGAGATGCTCTCTATAAAGTTTTAGAAAACGACAAAGAACTAAAAGACAAATACGAAAAAGGAGAATAATATGAGTACAAAAACATATTTATCAATGGTCGCAAGAGAAGATTTAGATACAGCTCAATATAAAATTGTTAACGTGCATGACGAAAACGGTATTAAATTGAGAGTGGCTGCAGGTGCTGGTGTACTTGGAGTTTTAGACAATGAACCTAAATCTGGCGAAAATGCAACTGTTGTTGTTGCTGGACTTACTCGTTGTTTTGCTGGTGCTACTATGGGCGCTGGAAACTGGGTAACTGTAACTGCAAGTGGGACTGCTACTGTAGCTACATCTGGAGACTACATACTTGGTAAGTCAATATCAGGTTGTGCATCTGGAAGTAACTTCCAATTGTTGATACAACACAACGGTTATAGAGGTTAAATTGTTCATTCATAAGGAGATAGAAAAATGGGATTAACAAGCAGAGATGTCCATATCGATATGCCTTTGACAAACCTCGTTGTTGGGTTTGAACCTCAAGGTTTTATCGTTAATGAAATCTTCCCAATAGTAAATGTAAACAAACAATCTGATGTTTATTACAAATACACAAAAGGAGATTTCTTTAGATTACCAGAAACAACAATTAGAGCGCCTAAAACAAAAGGTAGAACAGTTCATTACAACGTATCATCAGATACTTATTATGCAACTAACTATGCTCTATTAGACGAAATGGATTATGAAACATTAGCAAATGCTGATACTCCATTAAAGCTTAAAGAAAAAGCAGCAAGAAACATTACTAATCTTTTAACATTAGATTGGGAAAACAGGGTTGCTTCTCAGATTACATCTGGAAGTAATGTAGGTTCACATGCTGCTGTAGCTTCAAAATGGAACAGCTCAACTGCTGGTACTTCTGACCCATTCGCAGATATTCAAACTGCTAAATCAGCAATTAGAAGCACAACAGGTCTAGAGCCAAATTTAATTATTTTTGGTAAAGAAGTTTACAATGCTTTATTAAGACACGCTGACATTCTTGACAGAATCAAGTATGTTCAAAGAGGTGTTGTAACTACTGACTTACTTGCAGCTTTATTTGATGTTGAAAAAGTTTTAATTGGTTCATCAATTAAAAATACAGCAGAAGAAAATCAAGCAGACAGCTTCAGCGACATTTGGGGTAAGAACACAGTTCTTGCACACGTTAATGGACCTGAAACAGATGGAAAAGAACCTTCATTAGGTTATTCCTTCAGATGGAGCAACCCACTATTAGGTGGACAACCATATGCTGTTGAAACATGGGAAGACCCAGACCATGGTAACTACACAAACTTAAGAGTACAATACTATCAAGATGAAAAGATTGTAGCTCCTGAGTTAGGTTACTTATGGACTGACTGTGTTGACTAAACACTATATGTGGGGGAGCTTCATGCTCCCTCATACTACCCATAGTGCATGGGACAAAAGCACTCCATAAGTCATGGGCTACAAGACTCGCATAGGTCATGCGTTAAAAGACACATCACTAATACGAGGTGTTAATATGACAAATGTAAGTTCTTCAGCAATAAGAGTTTATCAAAAAAAAGTACAAGCTAAGAGAAGGTTTTGTTATTTTGTAAAAATGACAATATTATAATTTCTTATTTAGCAAATCTTTATAAAGGGTGACAAAAGCAATTGTGGCTACATCAGGCACAACACCATTGCCTAGGAGTCGCAATCTGTCCACCCTTTTGGAAGCCCCATTAGTTGCTCTACCCAATTTGGATTCAACTCTAGGCTCTTCCCAATGTCTAACAGATTCGGCAGGTCTTGACACTCTTCGTAAATCATAGCGTCTCTCAGCTTTGCTCCATAAGTTACTTCCGGTCTGTTTTTCTTTCTTAGTTTCCATCCTTTATCTCCTCTTTCTATTCTATCAGTTTGTTTACCACCTTCTGTATCACCAACAGATGGTGTAGGGTACATTAATTGTGCTTTGATTCTAACTTGTGTGAGCAAAGAATTTATCTTTCCCATAGCAATAAATTGTTCTGAATTACCCATGTTAGAAGCTCTTGGTGTTTGCCAATTATTTTTTTCATCTATTTTTTCTGCAAGGGCAAAAACAGTTGCAGTTATTGGGTCTACTTGTTCTCTTAAATTACAAGGTCTTCGTCTTCTATGTGTTTCTTCAATTTGTTTCTTAAGAGACCTCTGGGGTAAGTGGTCCATAGTGCTTGGAGTAGCCCAAGATAAAGACTCTTTTTCTTTGGTGTGGGTGACCCACTTCACTCGCTGAGAATACGCCCCACGAACATTCGTAACCTCTTTTGTCCAAGTCTCTAAGGACATCAAAGAGTACGGGATTACCTGTGTCTCCACTTCTTGTTGAAATGATTCCCTCAACATTTTCGAGGAAAACCAATCTGGGTTGACATTCTGATATCCCATCTGCAATAGATGGATATAAGTGTCTTTCGTCATTAGTGCCTTTGCGAACTCCAGCAGTAGAGAAGGGTTGGCATGGAAATCCTGCGCTGATGATACTAACGAGTCCTCGAAACTTTCTGTATGGGAAGGTTTTAACATCTGTGTAGATAGGCGCTGGAGAGATTTTTTCTTCTTCCATCTTTGCAACCAAGTTTTGGATTGCGTATGCTTCCCTCTCCACATAAGCGAGTGTTCTGAGGTTTGGGAAAATTCTTTTGAGTCCAATCCCAATGCCTTCATATCCTGTGCATAATGATAAATAGGTAAGTTCTTGGGTACTATCCACAATTATCTATACTCTCCCTCAAAAGGTTCTGACTTAGCTTTTAAAACAATTTTCATCCAAGCTAAATAATCTTCATTACTTTCAAACCTAGCTGTTACATCTTTACCATTATAAGTAGTATCTTTAAGATTTATATCTACATAAGTTTTATATTCTAAACCACGACCGAGTAAACTTAATGCCTCTGAGTAAAAATCTAATCCATCTGATAAATAAAAATGAACTTGTGAATTATCACTATTTAAAAACTCATGTTTAAAAGAGGCAATAGCTTTTTCTAAATACATGATACCTTCAGGTGTTAAATTACCACCATTCTTTTCTGCATCATATCTTGCTAAATGTACCCAATCTCTAATCATTAAAAACTTACCTAGGTTTCTTTCTGGATAAAGTTCTCTGTCTTTTAACATCAGATTTATATTTCTCATAAATCTTCCTCTTCTACCTTCCTCTGTGAAGTAACCATCATGAGCAATATTTACATCTGACAATATTGTGCTTTGTCCTACACCATCATTTATTTTTGTTTCTGGGTGTTCATGCACAAAACCAAAAAATCTTACATCTCTATGATTTCTAAAAAGTCTAATAGGCATATCAATTTTAAAACCACCTGGTGGGTCTACTGTAAAGTGATGTTGTTTAATTGAATAACCTTTAAACCAATTGTGTCTTAGATACTTATATAAGTTTGGCAATTGTGTAAATTCTTCATCATCATCAATCCACAATATCCAATCGCTCTTTGCATCTCTAATAGATTCGTTTCTTGCAGTATCAAATCCTATCTGTGTTGCAGGTTCGCAAGTTCTAATTTCTGCACCAAAACTTTTGGCAATATCTACTGAAGAATCTGTAGAGCCATTATCAACTACAATAATCTC